ATGCCACGCGCCGCCAGATGTGCACATAGTAGGCGGCAGGCTGCACGGTGGCGCTGCGGCCGTAGATGGCATTAGACTTGGACGCATCCAGACTGAACTTATATACATCAGAAAAGGAATTGTATTCGCCCGTAGATGCGATCAGGTCGCCGGCAGTGAATGCGCCGGATACCTTATGTTCACCCTTTTTTACATCCGCAACAAAAGAGCCTGTGATGTTCGGCAGTCCGGCCTCCACGGTGCTGCCTGCTGCGTGGCCGCTGCCAGCACCCATCAGTACCCGGTTCTGCGCAATCTCCTGCCACGTACCGCCGAACAGTGCGGCAGGGCTTGTACGTGCGGTGCTCTGGTAGATGCTGCCCACGGGAAAAGGATCCACGCTTTTCAAGCTTTTCAACAGCGCATCCACCTCGGCACGGGTGTAAAAGCTGCCACCCCTCATGGATTCGATCACGGCCTTCCACTGCTGCACCAGCGTGCCGGTGGGGATGCCATGCACACCATCCCGCATCACGCCGCAGACGGTCTCATCTGCGCGCGTGTCGTAGATGTCGGCGGCGGTAACGGCGGTGGAGCCTGCAGGGCGCTTGATCTCGGCAAGGCAGAGGTCGTAGATCAGCTCGGTGCGGGTGATGGCCGGGGCAGCAGGCCCGGCAGAATTCGGGACACCTTCCAGCACCTGCAGGCGGGTCTTTTTGGCGGCGGCATCGTAGCGCAGAACCACACGGTCAATGCGGCTGCGTACAGGGTCCGCTTCGGTGAGCACCACGGTGGTGGGCTGCTCCATGATGATGCTGCGGCCCTTGAACCGTGCCGGGCGCACCCATGCCTGACCGGCGCTCACCTGCACGCTCAGGCCGCCCTGTGCTGTGACAGCAAAATCCTCCTCAGCGCTGTATACGCCGCTCAGGCGGGTGGCGAGGTAACCCGAAGCGTCGTCGGCATCGTAGGTAATGCCGTTTTCGGGGTAAGTAATGATATCAGCCATAAAGTCCTCCTAAGTCTTGTGCCAGCTGGGCGTACCCAGCCGGATGGTGCGGGTAGTGCCGCTGTCCTCGCTCTGGGTGATGATGTCGGCCACGCGCACCATGGCAGTGTAGCCCAGCTGGGGCAGGCTGGCGCTCAATACGTCGCCCACCTGCAGGGTATCATCGTCCACGTCAAACTCGATGCTTCCGGTGCGCAGCTGGGCCAGAAGCTTTTCGCCGCCCCGGTCAGCCAGCTTTGCCAGATAGCTCTGGCTGGTGCTGGTCTCGTTTTTGTCCTCTTCCGGCTTGATGTCCCGGGCATCGATGTACATTTCCCGCCGGTCGGAGCCAGTGGCGTTTACATCGCCCACCCAGACGGTGGCGCGCTCGTCACCTTCGCCAGCGCCCTGCACAAGGGCGATGTTGGCGTAGTCGGTGTCGGCAAAGCTCCACCCGGCATTCAGCAGGTTGCCCCACCGGGGGCTGTAGCGGCGGTTTGGGTCGAAGGTAGGCCGGAAGCACTCGAAGAGCAGCTTTTTCTTACTGCCCTTGCCGTCCAGCACGATGCGGAACCCCAGATCACAGGCCTGCCCGATGGTCTGGCAGTAGTCGAAAATGCTGCCGCCGGAGGTCTGCTTTTCAAAGGTGGTGTCAAAGCCGTACTCGGTGCCCAGCTCCAAACGGGGCCACGGCTTTGCGGCGCTCACAAGGCTGCGCATGGCGGCTTCGGCGTTCTGGTTCTTGATGCTCACCGCAGACACCCGCTTGGTCAGCAGCCATGTTGCCGGGTAGCCGGACACCACAAGGTTTGCGTCCTCGTTCTGGTTGGCGCGGGAGCAGATGCGCATGGGGATGCGGGGGTTCTCGTCGCTGCGCACCAGCCAGCGGCCCTCCTGCAAAAGCTGCAGGTTCTCGGTGGTGGGGCGCACTTCCAGCGTGAAGCTGCCCTCGGAGTAATAGGGACTGTCCCAATAGAGGGACACCCACACGTCCACCCAGCCCACGCGGGCAAGGGTGTCTGCGTCCAAAACGTCCAGTCTCATAACGGTTCGGGCAGGATGCCCGCCTCCATCGGGTAAAAGCTCACGGATGCCTGCAGGTAGCCGGAGCCGTTCTCGGCCTGCATGGAGAGCATGTTATCGCCGGGCTGCAGCTCGGTGAGGGTGCTGTCCTCGTCCAGCTTGGAGAAGATGTTCTCGGTCACGCCTGCCCGGGTCAGAGTGCAGGCCAGCCGGTCAGAGGTGCTGCGGTAGATCTCCAGCGTCTCGTCCGGCTGCAGGGTCAGGCCAAAGCCGATGAAGGCCCCGGTCTGCAGATCCACCACCTTTGGATGCGTCACCGGCATGTCGCACCGCAGGGTGGCCGTGAAGGGCACCGGCAGGCTGCCCTCGTTGCGTAGCACTGCCGCCGTGCCGTCCCGCTTGATGCCGTAGATGTGGCTGTCGTAGCAGACAGGAAAGCGGAACGCCTTTTCGTACCCGCCCAGCACGCTGCTGACGGCGTTGAGGTCGTACCAGAAGGGCTTTTCGCTGTAGAGCATGAGCGAACAGCGCGGCTTCGGCGTGTAGCTGGAAAAGTATGGCGTTTTCTGCAGCACGAACCGGGTGAAATAGTGATCGCCAAAGTACAGGGTGCCCTTGGTGAAGTAGTGCAGCTTTTTGCTGAAATCCCGGGCATTGTCCAGCGCATACGCGCCCCAGAACACCACATCGAGGGTGCGGGACATGCCGGAGACGCTCTGACCCTCCACGGTGTCGCCCACCTGATTGACACCCTGCGCGGTTTTCAAGTCCACGTCGATGCCGTTCAGCGGGTCGAGAAAGTAAGGTGTATCGTAGTCCCAGCCCAGATGCAGGACGGCACCGGCATCTGTCACGATCTTGAGATGATCTTTAAAGAGCATAGTGTCCTCCTTTCATCGTTTGCGGGCCTTGGCCTTGTCGGCTTCCCAGCGGGTCTCGCGGGCAAGGTCGGCGGCGGTCTGAGCTTTGCTCTGGATGTACTGATTGATGGTTGTGTCGCCCTCTCGGTGGTAGCTGCGGGCAGCGGACACCACCTGTGCGGTGCCGGACGCAGCCACGGTGCTACCCAAACGCATGTTGTCGGAAAGCACCAGCGAACCCGCCTGCCGGATCATATCGGCAAGGGCAGAGTTGGTCTTTTCCAGCGCCTTGGTGTTGGCGTTGATGGCATCTTCCAGACTGCCGGTGCCGGTGGTGATATCCACGCTGCCCATGCCGCCGGAGCCGGAGGACCCGCCGGAAGAGCCGCCGCGCCCGGACGAACCTTTCTTACTGAAAGAGCCGCCGATCGAGGCAACGATGCCCGCGATGACGGCAGCAAGGGCTACGCCCGCTGCGATCATCAGCAGAGCCTGCGGAGTGCCAAAGCCAGTAGGGAACAGCGCCGCAGCGATGGCATCCAGCATTGCTACGAACGCGCCGCCGATAGACCCGATCAGGCCGCCCAGCGAAGCGAGGATCTCCGGGAATGCAGAGATCAGGCCGCCTTTCATGCCCTGACTGATGGCAAGGGCCGCATTGCTCAGCGGTGTTTTCAGCCCGCCGAAGATCTCTATCAGGGTGGAGCCGAGGCCCTGCGCCTGCTGCCAGACCTCAGAGAAGCCGCTGGTCAGGCCGTTCACGATCTGCCCGCCCAGATCAATGGCACCCTGCACCAGCTGATCGCGGGCACCGCCCAGCGCTTTGTTGAGCTTAGTCACGATGCCAAGGGCAAAATCATTGACCTGCTTTTTCTGGTCGGCAGTCAGGCCGCTGTAGATGGTGCTTGCGACCCACTTGCCGATGCTCAGCCAGTCCTGGTTCTTGACGGCGGTGTACAGATCATCGAAGGTGCCAAGCACGCCGGTATCTGCTTCGGTCTGGATCTCCTTCCACAGGCCGTCAAAGGTGTCCGCGCTGGACTTTTTGATCTGCTCAGCCACCTGCACGGTGCCGTCGGCCGCGATGGTCTTGACCCGCTCGATGGTCACGAGGGCACCGTCCACGATGTCGTCGTAGACCTCGGTGATGACCTGCTTCTGGGTCTCGGTGCCGTCGGTCAGGGTCTCGGTGACGGTCTGGGTGGTGGTCTTGACCCCGTCTGCCAGCGTCTCGAAGGTGGAAGTGACCGTCTTGGCGGTCTCGCGGACGGTCTCCATGGTCTGCTTGACGGTCTGGGTGCCGTCCGCAGCCACCTCTGTGATGGTCTTAACGTCCTTCAGCACACCATCCACCATCTGCCGGGAAGTCTCGGTGATGACCTGCTTTTGCTGTGTCTTGCCGTTGGAGAGCGTTTCGGTGATGTTTTCGGTGGTGCGGGTGATCTTGCCGTCGATTTCGGTCGTGGTGTCCGAGATAGACTTGACGACTTCTGCGGCGGCCTGCTTCGTGGCCTTGCTGGCCTTCTTGGCTCCGCTGGTGATGGCCGGGTAGGGGTTCGCGGCTGTCTGGCTCCCGGCACGGCTGCTGCCGTTGCCGGAGCTGCTTGTGCCCTTCGGGACCCATCCGTTGTCATCGTCCCATTCGAGGTCTTTGTGGGAGCTGTCCCACTGTTTCGCGTTCTTGCGCTTGTTATAGTTGTCCATGTAGCCGTTGTAGGCGGCATTGTAGGCGTCCTGTGCCGCACCGACACCGTTTTTCAGGTTTGCCAGTGCAGCCGCCGCGCCCCTGATTTTGGCGACCAGCTCATTGATCCAGTCCACCACCGTGCCGATGGCGTTCTGTGCGATCTTTTTCACAGACGCAAATGCGGAGTTGACGGCATTGCGGAAGGTCTCGCTGGTCTTGTAGGCCGTCACGAGGCCTGCCGCCAGAGCCGCCAGCGCCGCCACTACAAGACCGATGGGGTTCGCCTTGAGAACCGCGTTCAAACCTGCCTGCGCGACTGCAAGGCCGGTCGCCCCGGCTTCTGCCGCTTTGTGGGCAGCGGTCATGGCCGTGGTTGCGGCAGTGTGAACCACTTCAATTGCAGTCGCGGCAGCCACATAGCCCTTGTAGGTCAGGAATGCCGTTCCGGCAGCGGCCACAACAGCCGTTGCAATGCCGATGGTCTCCTTGAGCTGGGCCATCTTCTCGTCGCTGTCGAGGAAGGAGACCACCACCTCGTTCAGCTTGACAACCAAATCACCCAGAGCCGCAAACAGGCCGCTGGTCAGCTCACCGGTCAGGGCGCTGACATTATCCTTCAGGGTGGACAGCCTGCCGTTGAAGGTCTGGCTGGCTTCCAGCATACCGTTGTAGAACTGCCCGCCCTGACTGGTGGCGGCTTCCACCGCTGCTTCCAGCTCGCTGAAGCTGACCTTGCCGTCCGAAATGCGCTTGTACAGGTCGGACATGCTCTCGCCGGTGGCATCACAGATCTGGTTCAGCGGGTTGAAACCCGCATCGATCATCATGTTGACGTTTTCCAGCGTGACCTTCTGCGCCGAGGACATCTTGCCGTAGGCGCGGGTCAGGGTCTGCAGCTTTTCGGCGTTGCCCAGCGAGATATCACCCAGCCGCTGAAGCACGCCGGTGGTGTCGTCTGCCGCAATGCCGAACTGCAGCAGGGTCTGGGTGCCGCTGGTCAGGTCATCCAGCGAGAAGGGCGTGGATGCCGCCATTTTGCGAATTTCGGAAAGCTTTGTGGCGGCGGCTTCCTCGCTGCCCAGCATGACCTTGAAGTTGGTCAGGTAGCTTTCCATGGTGGCGTTGTAATCCACACCGCTTTTGACCACCTCGGCCAGCTTGGACGAAGCCTGTTTTGCAAAGTCCGCGATCATCTGCCCGGCGGCTATCGTCCACTTACTGGTGCTTTTTTCTGCCGGGTCGCTGTTCAGCCTTACTTCGCCGGTGATGCTGAAATCTGCCACTGTGTCCACCTCTCATTCGGAGCGCGGGCACAAGGGCACAGGCTGTTATAACTTGATCTCTACCTCCCGCTTACAGGCGGGATTTTTGCATTTTACCCACAGGCCATGGGCGGATGCGGCATTTTCTGCCCACACCGGCAGCGCCCGCCCGCAGTAGGGGCAGGGCACCGGGGCACGGCTAGTGCCGGAACCGCGCAAGGAACGCGGCATCGTGCTCTTCGACGGACACGACACGGGCTGCACCCCCTCTCAGCTCAGCAGGCAGGGCAAAGCGCTCCTGCAGGTCGGCGTAGCGGTCGCGCATACTGCCCTCGTACTCGGACAGGTCCATGGTGCGCCAGCTCATGATCTTTGCCATGAGGGTCTCCTCCGGCAGGGCCGCGAACAGTGCCCGGAAGCGGAACCAGTGCACCTTTTCGCGGGTCAGGTCGATGCCGTAGGCCTGCTGGAATGCCGCCACGATGTAACCGGCATCACACTGGTAGTCGAAGGCAAGACCGGAAGAGGGCGCGGTACTGCTTTCAGCTGCGGCGCTTTCGGCTGCTTTTTCGCCCGCCTTATAAAACTCGATCATGTACCCGTAGGCGTCGATGATCTTCTGAGGGTCGTTCAGAAAACAGTGTGGGTCTTTGTAAAAACGCCAGAGGGCGCTGACCGCAAAACCGATGGGATCATCTCCTGTCTGGCCGCGCACATAGGTGTTGACCAGCCAGACCATGGGCCGGAAATCCGGGATGATCTCGTGTCCATGCCACCGGGTGGGCAACTCGTCCAGCAGCAGATCAGACATGGCGCTCTGCGGCGATCTGCAGTGCGTATGCCGCCAGCTGCTGCATGGCATCAGGATCATCCCGCAGGGCATTCATAGCCTGCCGGGCATCGATCAGCTGCTCGGTTTTCTGCTTTGCGGATACCTGCGCATCCACCCGCTCCACCATCCGGGAGGCAGGCGGTGCGGGATAGCTTACAGGCGGATTGTGCTTGTCCTTTTTGGCCTGTGCGCGGCGCTGCTCGCGGTTCATGGGTTGGGCGGCTCTGGCGGTATAGCGCTGTTTCTCGGCGGCGAAGGCATTGCCCAGCTCCTCGATCACGTCATAGATGGGGGCCATGTAGTTTTCGTTAAGCCCCAGACGGTCGGACGCGCCTGCACCGAGGATCTCGTCGATGCAGTCCATGGCAATGCGTGCCTGTGCACGTGCATGGTCGCCCAGACGGACACCGCCGCGCCGGAACTGCTCCGACTCCTCGGCGCTCCGGCGCTGCATCCGCTCGTTGGCATCCTCAAAGCGGTCAAGGTCGTTGGCGTTCATCAGGGAAAATTCAAATTCCTGTCCACAAATAACCATGTTCTGGCTCCTTTCTTGGGCCGTGCCCCGGTTCTGCCCCGGAGGAATAAGCTTTGTTCACGGCATAAAAGATCCCCGTTCCGGGTATGGAGCGGGGACTGTGTTTGAAAAAATCAGCCCTTGACGGCCTTGGCAGGCTCAGCGGACTGGGTGGCGGGGTTGTAGTCAAACTCGTCCGGCGTGCCGATGGCCTTCACGTCGCAGGCAAAGGTGGCCTTGGAACCGGCTGCACCGCCTACGTCGCTGGTGACGATGATGGCAGCGCTGCCTTTCTCGCCCTTGCCGGTGCGCAGGCTGAAATAGATGTAGGGCACGATCACATCACTTCCGGTGCCGTACACGATCTTGTGGCTCAGCACAAAATCCTGAAATGCGTCGCCCACGCAGCGGTCACCGTTGACAGCAAGGGTGCGCTGGGTGCCGGTCTTGTCGGTGACGTTGCCGGTGCGGATGTACTGGGAATCCTCGGTGGTGGCGTTCAGGGAGCCGGAGTGCTCCTTGACGTGGTCGGCGCAGACGATCCAGTCAGCTTCTTTGCTCTGCTTGGATTTGTCGGTCTGGAACGCCAGCACAAAATCGTTGGCCGTCTCAATGCCGGTATAGGACGCACTGGGCGTGATGCCGGACTTGGTAATAGCTTCCGCTACAGTCATATCAAAACTCCTTTCATTTGGGCATGTAGTAGGTCAGGCGCATTTGCAGCTGCATCTTACAGCTGCCCGCGCTGTTTGTGACGATGTAGCCGCTGTTTGTCACGGCAATGCCGGTGGGGGTTTTATTCCCGCCGCAGGCCGAGAGGTCGGGCAGGTTGTGCCGGGCATCTTGCCGCATGACCCACTCTGTGAGCTGCTCGAAAAAGCCGCTGTTCTGGATGTTAACGGCATCCATCTCGCTGTACTCACGGCGGCTGAGGAAGAGGTAATTCTTCGCCATTTCCCAGCCGGAGATGTACTCGGTGATGATGGGGTCACCGGGGCTGTCCTCGATGGAAAAGGCGGTGGATTCTTCTTCCAGCCCGGCAATGCGGAATGCTGCACCGGTGGCTTCCTGCTCATCGGCGATCAGCTGGCAGGTCTTGAGCCATGCCCGCAGGGCGGCAATGGTGGGCTTTACGGTTTCGCTCATAAGTGACCCATCCCTCCCCAGAATGTGGTGACGGCCTGTGTGGCAATGTAGGCAATGGCTTCACCGTAATCGGCCAAAGCACGCTGTCCCCAGTAAGAGCCGCGCAGCCCATTTTCACCGTGCAGACATTCGCCTTCAGGGTGAAGATAGAACTGCCTGCGTGCATAAGGCGTGTTATAGACCAGCAAGCCTTCGTCAAACTTGCTGGCTTGATTCACGCTGTTTTTCAATATGCCGGTATCGAAGGGCACGTACTGGTCGATGAGAGCGGCGGCTTTCTGCGCGGTGGCGAACTGTGCTTTCTGCAAAGCAGCGGTTTTCTCTGCGCCGAAATTTGTCTGCCAGTCCAGAGACATCTGCACACCGTCTGCCCGGAAGCGATATCCGGCAGGCTGTTCAAAAATGGGCTTGCTCACAGTCTCAGCTCCCTTCCACGTGCCAGTGGGGCAGCAGCGGCTCCCGGTCGTCCGAGACAGCCGCTGCCGTGCAGCACAGGTGCGTTTTTTCGAGTTTGGCATACTCGGCTTCGGTCAAGGCAGGCACCGCGCCCTGCACCAGCTTCCAGCCGCGTTTCAGGGTCCAGTGCTTGGTCTTTTCCGCTGCAGACAGCGCCGCCCACTGGGCATAGGGCAGGTAGCCCATGGTGCACACGCTGGCCGGGATGCGGATGTGGGTGGTGCGCTCCGGGTCCTTGGCGGTGCCGGAGCCGGAGGTGGAGCGGCATTCCCGCCAGCTGCACCCCGGGAACACCCAGCACACCGGCCTGTCCGTCTCGGTGGCGGTGTCGTGGATGAGGTTCACCACAGTAACGGCTGTCTGCATCACAAAATCCCCCTGTACAGCAGGCCGTGCGGGTCACTGCCCAGCGCGGTGCGGATGATCTCATAGGCTTCCTGCCGGGTGGCCGCGGTCACACTTGCATTGCTGCCAAAGGTGACGCTGTAGCCGTCGTTGGAGACGCTGGCAGCGCCCGGCACAGCGCCCGCCGCAGACGCAGCGGCCAGCAGGCCGACGATCTGCCCGCAGGCATCCGCCAGCGCTTCCCGGCAGGCCTCGCACCCGGCGGCGTGGCTCTCGGCCCGGCCAAAGGTGGCGGCATCGATCATGCGGGAAGCCCGGCTGCACAGCACCCCGAAGGCCGTTTCCGGCACCGTGCCGCCCGCCGCCGCATACTGGTCATAGGTGCAGTAGAGCATGGGACCTCCTTATGCTGCGACGGCAGCGGCGGTCAGGAATGCGAACGGGACTTTGGAGCGGTCAGCATTCAGGCGGGTGGCAGGGTTCGGCAGTGCCCAGCCCATGCGCATGACCACACGCAGGGCCACCATATCCTGCTGGGCGAGGTTGTAAACGATCTCCTTGGTGGAAGGATCCTGAATAACGCCCTGATCCAGCAGCTTCACGGTGACATCCTGACGGATGGAGTACACCAGCTTCTTGAAGTTGCCAGCGATCAGCTGTGCCTTAGAAGCATCAAAGCCGCCGTTCTCCGGGAAGTACATCGGTGCGCCGTCCAGCGCGTAGGTGGTGGCACCCTGCATATCGGAACGGAACAGGGGACGGCCCGTGGTATCCACAAGGCCGCGCAGTTCTGCCTTTGCGGTCAGATCGCCGACCACGGCATCCACACCAAAGCCGCCAGCTTCCACCTTGGAGAACAGACCGTCTTTGCCCAGCAGCTTTGCGTAGTCAATGGGGCCGGTCACCTTGTTCTTGGCCGCAAGGGTCAGAACATCGGTCGTCCACTCGGTGGGGCGCTCGCCGCCGAACAGGATGGCGTTGTCGATCTTTGCGCCCATGGCTTCCCGGACGCGGGGCTGTACCTCGCCCATGATGTCAAAGCTGGAGTCTGCCAGCACAGCTTCAGGCACAGGCACAATGACAGCCAGCTCTGCAGCGGTCATGTACACGTTGTCCCATTCCTGCTTGCTGGTCTTTTTCATGCCGGTGTCACCGTTGACCCAGTAAGCCAGCGGCAGCATGGACAGCACGGGGATCTTGGTCTGGTTAGAGGTCATATTGGCAAGGCGGGTGCCCAGCTGCATGACGGTGGAGCTCTTGGGCACGTCCTGCTGGATGGTGTTCACCAGCTGCTCCCGGATCAGGGCCTCAGCCTTATTGCGAGCGATTGCATCAATAGCCATAATAATCAACCTTTCTGGCCGAACGCTGCGCGGAATGCAGCGTTTGCGGCCTCATGTGCGTTTGCAGGCTGGCCGGGTGCGCCGGTCGCCGATGCGGAAAAACGTGCCATGCCGCCGTCCGGCAGAATGGCACTGGGATCACTCTCTTTGAAAGCCTTGACATAATCATCAAAGCCCAGAATCTCGCCGTCCTTCATGGCAAAATTCTGGGCATTGGCATCTGTCAGAAATGCCTTGCGGGCGCTCTCGCTGGAAAACTTCAGGCCGGAAGCCTTGCGTTCCAGCGCATAACCCTTTTCAAGGGCAGCGACCTGAGCCGCAGCATCGGTCTTGGCCTGCTCGGCCTTGGCCTTCCACTCCGGGTCGTAGCCCTCGAGTTTGCTGTTTGCAGTGGACAGCTGTTCGGTCAGGGTGGTTTTCTCGGCCTTGAGGGTGGTGATCTCGTTCACCTTGGCCGTGATATCCGCGCCGTGCAGGTTCATGATGCTGTCCAGCTGGTCCGAGGTGATACCCGGAATGATCTTGCTCACATCTTCGCGTTTCACTTGCGATGTACTCCTTTCTTTTGTCTGTTGGGTGGATAAGTCCCTGCTGTTTTGTATCGCGGTTCTCATTCCGCACGGGACAAGACGGGGTACGCGCCGCCTTCCGCTGTGGTGCCGCTTGCGGGAGTTGAACCCGCCACCCCCGGATTAAAAGTCCGGTGCTCTGCCAACATGAGCTAAAACGGCATGAAAAAAGCACGGTGCAAAACTGCATCGTGCTTGATAGTAACTAAAATCAGGCGCTTTAGTCAGTGTGCCGTTTTTTCTCGTCATCTACGAGCTGTTTTATCTTCTTTTGGAACTCGCGGCGTTCAACAACGGCTTGAATGAGGGCAATTCCGCAGAGAATGAGGTACAGCAACAGAAGAGCCAAATTGAGCAGAAGAAAGACTGTTTTTACGGTCAGATAAGTTTCAAGCATATACTTCTCCTAAAAAATGGGCAAAAGAAAACCACCGTCCGGGTGGATGGTGGTTAATCCTTATTGGCAAGAGCTTTGAGGTATTCCCCATACAGACGCTTTTGCTCTGCACGCTCGGCATCAATTTCGGGAGTAGAAATAACCCCTCTGCCGGGGACTGTATGTGTACGCCGATATTCAGCAATGAGCACATTTTCACGCCGGACGCTTTCCTTTGTGAGCTGGTCAATCTGTTCCAGAGTATAAATCATGTTCGCTTCTCCCTGTGATAACACTTCAAGCCAAGTCTGCGGCATGTTTCGTCAATAATGACATGCTGGATATTTTCTTCATAATCATCGAAGCCATACCCTCTGCTTTCCATTACGGCATTTCGCTCCTCGCGAACTTCCTCACACACGGCTTCCCACTGCTCAAACGTGATATTTTCAGGGACAACAAAACGATAGCGGTATTTGTAGTCAACCGCTTCCATGACAGCAGTACCGTCAGCGAATGCGCCGGGGATATCTGCGTCTGTGCTAAAAGAATATTGCGTGGTTTTCGGTGGATGGGTGTGAATGTTGTAACTACCTTCCAGTTTACCACCCAGATACGAACAGTCAACCCCTCTGGGATTGTTGTCGGTCATATAATGGACTTCGCCATCTTTTGTAATGACCATCATATGCTCAACGTCAGATTTTGCATAGCCAGAACAGAACGAATTTTTAAGCGCGTCAACCTGTTTCGTGTTGTTCGTATCGACCTTTCCCAAAACTTTACGCACGGTTTTTCCATTCTGTCCAGATGCGCCGCCGCTTCCTCGTGTGCTTTGAACCTTATGCGGCTCCGCCTTCCGTGCCTGTGCGCTTGCCTTACTGCCCTCGCTCCTGCCGAACTTCGGCACGCTGGTGCGGGCGCTGTCCACACGGCCACCGGTGGCCTGTGCAAACTCTGCAAGGCTCTGGCGGGCCGCTTTCAGGCGCACAGCGCTGTCGGTGGTGTCCAGCCCGGCAGCATCCTCGGCCAGATACCGCTTTTTCCAGCGGCGGACGTTCCGCTCCCGGGCGCGCTGCATCTGGGAGATCTCGTAGGCGGTGTACTTTTTGCCGTTCCACTCGATGTTCCGGGCGTTCAGCTCCCGCAGCTGCTCCTGTGTCCATTGGGGCGGGTCGCCCAGCTCAGGGAACACCGCGAAAAAGGTGTGGCGGCAGTTCCAGCCGCAAAGGCCTGCGCCGGTGCCGTAGCCGGTGGCGGCTTCAAAATCCGGGTAGTGCCTGCCCTTGTAGTCCACCGCACCACCGCGGTGAAAGCGCCGTCCCTGCCACTCTGCATGAGAAGGACGCGCGCCGCCATGGGCGGTCGTTTCCACAAATTCGCAGCCCATTTCGTCCATGCGGGCCACCTGCAGCTTGCCAGTTGTCTGGTTCACACCGGTCAACACGGCACGCCGTGCGGCCACCTCGATGCTGTCGGTGTGGCCGCTGGGATAGGTGACCATGGGCATGTCGTCCGCAAGGCTGTCCACGGCCTGCTTGACGGCGGTTTTGTAGTCAAAGGCACCGGTGCTCACCTTGAGCCATGCAGCGTCCAGTGTGCGTTCAAAGGCCCCTGTGACGGTGTTTGCCGTGGTGGCGGTGAGGTTCTGCCATGTGCCGCAAGTCTGCCGCGCGCCGGCATCCAGCAGGTTGTTCAGGGCGGCGCTCTCTTCAAAGGGCATCGGCTCCATGTCGTAGTGGTAGTAGATGGCGTCCTCCCGCTCCATGGCTTCGGTGGCGGCCTGCAAAAGCAGCCTGCGGATGGCGGCCTCGCTCTTGCCGGTGTACTTGGCCAGCAGCTTCACCACATCATTGCGCACCGCTTCGGTCTGCTGGTAGCGCCACAGCTGCCAGTTGGCCGTGGGGGTCAGGGCTTCCATTTTGGAGATGCGCCGGGCCACGTCCTGCAGGATCTGTTCTTCGACCTGCTGCCAGAGCTGCACAAAGGCATCCGGCATCTGGTCGAGGTAAGACGGCGGCAGCATCAGGCACCCCCGAAGGTGAGGGCTTCAGGGCTGCGGTTCTCGGCATTCGCTTCGGCGGCAATGGCCTTGGCATCGTCCTCGCTGTAGCCCTCAAACTCCACCAGATACCGCCAGAAGGGGAACTTGCCTGCGGTAACGTAGCCCCAGTACATCTGTTTGCGCTCTTTGGGGTCGGAGATGATACTGTCGTCAAAGTCAAAGGTCACGTTGCAGTCGCCCGGCGGGGAAACGGCTGCGCCGCTGTTCCACTGGGCATCCAGCAGCTTGCTGATGGAGTATACCAGATCGGTCAGCGCATTGCCCAGCGCCCGCTGCAGATCCTTGACGGTAGTGTAGCTGCGCTGCTTGCTGCTCCTGATCTCCTCGGCGGTCTTGTCCACGTTCTGTGGGTCGGACAGGGTGCCGTAGGCAAGGCCGCACTGGAACTCCACCCGCTTGAGCATGGTATCCATCCCCCGACGATAACTTTCATCGCGCAGGGCAGGGGCAAACACCTCGTAAAGGTTCCGGCCATTGGCCCCGGAACTGCCGTTCAACCAGTTGCGGTAAAGGCGCTGCTCACGCTGCGGCATAACGCTCTCGCCGTTGATGTCGGGCCGAAGGGCGGTCTGGTCAACGTCAAGGGCCAGCTGCCCGCCGTCATACTCCCACAGCAGCCGTCCATACTGTTCATCGGTATCATGGATGGTGTCAACAGCAGCGGCATAGACGCTCACGCCCAGCGGGGAGTGCCGATCAGTGGAATTGCCGCTGGACACTCTGAAATAGCCCCAGAGCGGGCGGTCTACATCGGAGAACTCGGTGTGCGGCGAGATCGCGGCCCATTCCGGTACATCGGTCAGCGGCACCTCGATGCCGAGGTCTGTACTGGTCATTGAGCGGAACGCCTTGACCGTGATGCTGTACGTGCTGCCGGAAAACTCGTGATCTTCAAGACGAGTGTAAATGCGGTTGCCGCGCACCAGATGGTCATAAAAAATAGCCCCGGTCATGCGGCCAGAGCTGTCAAAGCGGGTAGGGCAGAAGCAATCCCCCTGCACAGCATCGATCTGGATGCGTCCCTCTGCATCGAGGAAGGGCCGGAACAGGATGCCGCCCAGCGCACAGCCGTATTCCACCGGGGTGCGCAGATCCGCAATGAAAGGCTGCAGCATGGTGTTGATGCTGTCGGCACGGGCACTGCCGGAAACAATGCATTCCATTTCAAGCGTGGTCAGACGGGCCAGCTCCGATGCAACACTCTGGGCCAGCTTCAGGCTGTGCAGAGCGTTCTTGCCGCCGTGGCACCACGGTCCGCCGGTATCGTACATCTGCGCCCACAGGATGATCGCATTCTCCATGCTGTAGGACACGCTGGCGCTGACAGTGGTATTTTCACCGAACAGCAGCCGTGCTTTCTCCCGCAGCCAGAAAAGCAGTCTGTCAAACATTACTTTCGTCTCCAATCTGCCCAGCGAATCAGCGGGGCCAGTATCGTATAGCAGAAATAGCGGATGTCGTCCATGGCGTGGTCGTTCTCCTTGACGACACGATCTTCCTTCGCCTTGTCGTCCCAAGAGTACAGGCCAAACTCCCGGCGGGATGCCGTGCAGCTTTCGTGGATAGTCACAAGCCCGGCCTGCATCAGGGATGCCACGCAGCGGATGCCGTTCAGCACGTCGTTGTCTGCAGGGATCACCAGATACTTGCCGTGCCGCCGGATGGTCTCAATGAAGGAAGCAGCGGACGGGTCAACCACCACCGCCTGAATGTAATAACCCTTGGTCAGGCGTTCCAGCTCGGCATAGTGCTCTTCGTCCGTGCGCTGCACACGCTCTGCACGGCTGTCAAAATAGCTTTCCTTGATTCGCAGGGCCTTGCCATCATGAATGACCCACAGGCCCATGCTGCAGGGGTTGTGGGTGCCGTAGTCGATGGACACGTAAAACTGCCCGTCGACGTGGGAAGCATCGCCGTGAAAGAGGTAGGTGTCCTCTGACAGAGAAAAGAACGGATAGATCAGGCCGGAAGCGTTGCACCACTTGCCCAGTATGAAACGGTCATAGTAGACCGTTCCAGCAAGTTCATGCTTCAGATCATTCACGAACTTTGTCGGCAAAAACGGATTATCGTTGATTGTAGAGGTCTGACAGAAAACGTCCACTTTAGGATCGTCGATGAATTTTTTTAGAAAATGCTGTGGACTGTCTGGGTTTGCTGTACCGTCGAAATGACTGTGTGGGCAACGTAGGCGGGTCTTCAGCATCTGGAACACAGCTTCGTCCCAGGTGGTCATTTCGTCACCGTAGCCGTATTCGATGGTCATGCCCTGAATGCGGGCCACATGCTTTTTGCTGTCTGCACCGAGAATGTGCACCCGACGGCCAAACAGGCGCGCAGTGTTGTCACTGCTGATCGTGCCCACAAGCCCCTCGCCCCAGATTTCACGCATAGGGTCCAAAACGTTCCGGCTGAGGGTGCCCTGCGTATTTCCCAGCATAACGGCAGCGCCTTCACCACGCAACGCAAGCAGTCTCTTCGGAATGACCAGCGCATAATCCAGCCAGCTTTTTCCGGAACCGGTTGCTCCAACTTTTAGATTCCAACGGTGGTTGCATTGAGACAGGTATTCCAGCTGCTTAGTCGATAACACTGTTGACTCCCTCCAGTATCTCTTGGGCCTTCTTGAGTTGATCGGCAGAATTATCGGATGTTCCGTTGTACATACCTAAATGCTTGCCCAACAGGTCAAGTGCTCGGAGCTTATCTGCAAGTTTGACCTCGTGTTCCAAACCGTCCTCGCCAAAGCTCTTGACCTTGATGGACTGGATTGCGGCCAGATCATCCCGGGAAGCGTCCAGTTTGACAGAAGCAGTCTCCGGATCGATCAGGTCGCTGGCGTTGGCAAATGCAATCTTGGCAAGCTCTCGAACGACACGATCAGCAGATACACCGGTCCGGCGGCTCTGCTCAGCCTGCAGCTGGGCAATGCGATTTTGAATGCTAACATTTGCTAACAGCCGGGGTGCCTGTTCTCTTGCGGTTTTTGGGCTGTATCCGGCGCGGATGGCCGCTTGAGTGGCGTTCAGGTCGATCATATATTCTTCACAGAAACGATCCTGCTTGTCGGTCATCCTCACCACCTCTCTTGCCGTAAAATCAAAAAGCCGCCCGGAAGATCCGAACGGCAAAGATATCAAAAAAAAAATAAGCAGCACCCATGCATTCAGTTTGACGGACAGGCGTAAAACGGGCGGGTGCTGCTGCATCTGGAACTTTCGCGGCCAGATGCCCCGCTATTGCGCCGCCCCCTCATAGGGCACGCAAGCACTCCCGGCAGGGCTTGAACCTGCGACATGCGGTTTTGGAGACCGCTGCTCTACCGCTTGAGCTACCGGAGTATAAAAGCCGCCCTTGGAATCGAACCAGCCGTGTCTACACACACGCACCGCGCTCCAAACTGCGCTCAGGCGGCATAATGAAGCAGTCCGCGAAGTGCCAGTGAGAAGTAGCTATCCCGTCGAGTAAGGAAGTAATCGATGATGTCTGTGGAGGATGCACTTCGGAGACTGCGTATATCGGTGGGCCTTTCCGGCTCTGCCGATGGTACCACGATAGCACAGATGCCGATAACAAGTAAATACCAGAGCGTGTAAAAACAATACTCTCTGACATTGTGCAAAATGTACAGGTTCAACTAAGATTCAGTTCATTCGTGAGTTCTGCCAGCTGCGCCAGACCTTCAGAAATGGCCCTTGAAACCTGAGACGGATTGGAATAACCGACTTCAGGCGCGATCTCGGCATGTCGCTTGCCTTCCACAAAAGACAGGATCAGACACCGGCTGCGTTTGATCGATACCGGATCAGCATGAAGCAGGTAGGCAACATCAATGGCATCTTTCTGCATCTCAGCATACTGGCATTTCAGTTCGGCCAGTTTTGCTTCCGCGTCAATGGCTGCATCGCTGTTGGTGCCAACTTTGTCACTGGTGCCGGAGTGGCCCGGCGCACCGGAGTTGCTGGAGGTAGTCGTGGTGGCGGCGCTGCGCAGGCTTTCGATGTGTTCCTGCTGCTGCCGGATCAGCGCCCGCATCCGGGGCAGGCGTTCAAACCATGACCTGATTTCCTGCACACTGCAGGGCTCGCCCGGCTTTAGGATATCGCTTTCAGGGGTCCATGTTCTGATATCAGACATTCCAAGCATTCCCTCCTTCCAATTTCTTCAGCAGTCCATCCACGTCATACCGCCAGTGAACCCGCAGCAGGTGCTGCTCCACCTCAATGCCGTTGAGGGCGGCCCACTGCCACGGGATACTTTTGCGGGTCTGGGTCTGCATGTACTCCAGCACAGCGCTGGCGGGCACGGCAAAGGTGCGGTTCACCTTGCCGCGGTAGTTTATCACCACATGGGCCGTCTGGCCCTTGTAGGAAGCCGCAGCGACCATGTCGGTGATATGTTTGAGCTTATGATATTTCTGTTTGTCCCGGTCAAAGCTTCCAAAGATCTTCGTCAGCGGGATGCTGGGTGTTTCGATGGTCTTGAGTTCAAAATAGTGGTGCATGGGGTAACGGTAGACGTCGAAGTCACAGATGTTGTCCACAGAGAAGCTCAAGTTTTCGTTGCCGCCGTAGTAGGTAGCGGCGCTGTCCTTCAGCCGATAGCACCAGGCATCCGGCGGCATGGACTTCTTCCAGTCCGCTTCAAACTGTTTTCCGGTATTCAAACGGTTCTCCTTTCTGCGCAGCTGACAGAGGGCGGCACCCGCCGTCGGGTCCGGGTAGTGTTCAGGGTTCCGATACATCGGATGCGTCCTCCTTTGCTGCTTCTTTTTTTATCAGCGGCCTGCGCCGCGTGGCATTCTTCAGCCAGTCGTTCCCGCTAGGCTCGGTTCGGTCTACACGTTTATTCCGTCCGGCTCCGATCGGATTCGTCAGGCGGTACTCCTCGGCAGACCTGCACCGTTGCGATTCAGCTTCTGCCAGCGCCTTGCGGACATAGGCCCAGCTGTGCCCGCCCAGATCAGAACACTTCAGGATCACGGCAGAGACCAGTTCTGAACCCAGCCGATCCGCGTAGGCCATCAGCTCAGCTTTACTGGTGGCACTCAGCTTGCAGATACAGGATTCAAATTCATCCACTGCAGGATGGGTCGTCGTCCTCGTCCCGGCAGTCTCGCGCGCACGCGCAGACGACGATTGTTTTAATGGTTTCTTTGTTATATTTGTTAAGTTGTTGTCGGCAGCCTGTCGGTTGCCTGTCGCCTGACTGTCACTTTGCCTGTCAGCACCAACGAGCAAATTATAATTATTGATTGAAACAACGCTGTATTTTGGCCCGGTTCTGACTGTCACATAGCCTGTCGCCTGCAAGTGCTCCAAAGCAGTCCGAACATTCCGAATTGACAAATTCAGCTGTTTTGCCAGCTGAGATTGGCTTGTAACCAGTTCTCCGGGGTGGATGGTGATGCCCTGCCACTGCTTTTCCTGCCAGTTGGCCGTGAGCAGCAGATGAAAGAACAGGCGGGCGGTGTTGGGTTCGGTATACCATTCCCAGTCGATCAGACCGCGGGGAAATGCTACGAAGCCGCGTGTTGTGTCGATGCCCACAGCCCGACCTCCTTTCGTGTGAAATGCCCGTATAGCCGGATAGCACAGCTTGCGAGGTCAGAACGGCAGGTCGTCGGCATCATCGTTGATGAGGTCATACTCGGCAGAGGGGGCTGCTTCGGGTGCAGCAGTGCTGCGCGGTGCGTAATCCGCAAGAGCTTCACCGGGGTACATCTGCGCACCCTGAAGGTCTGCCGGGTTTGCTGCCGGTTCTGCAGGTTCCGGCGGAGGGCCGGGCTGTGCCATCAGGTCGATCATCTGCTGCAGCCAGCGGAATGTCACCAGCCCGCCGGGCTGAACATCATCCGCGTCCACATCGTAGTAGATCTTGCCGTTATACTCCCGCTCTTTCAGCTTTTGAGCAAAAACCGTGACCTGATCGCCTTTCTGCAGCATGCCATCCCACTGGTCAATGCCGTGCCAGAGGTTCACGCCCACAAAGAAGCTCTGCCATTTGCCGGATTCATCCTGTGTGCGGCTGGCTTTCAGGTCGAATTTCAGCACCCGCTTCTGCCCGGCATCCCGGAGCACCGGGTCTTTGGCGATCTCGCCGTGCAGCATGATGCCGTTCTTGGTCTGGACGATCATGCATCATCACCGCCAAACGGATCATCGGCGTTTTCCTCTGCAGAGGGTGCATTCGGGGCAGGGATCAGGGTGCCTGCCGTCTTGCGGTGACGGTGGGAGCCTGCGTAAGGATCCAGCACCGGCAGATCTTCAGGCGGCACCTCGCGGGCGGTGCTTTCAGCGTCCACACGCACCTCGCTCTCATCGTACAGAGCGCCAAAGGTAGACGGGAACGCTTCACGAAGGGCGTGCACCAGCGCTACCTTGCGGATCATGGTGGCCTTTTTGCCGTTCCAGAGGGATTTGCCGGTGTCATACTCGCTGAGCTTGACTTCCTCATAGCTGGCGCGGGTGCGGTCCTTGCGGTAGACCTTTGCCCAGCCGCCGAGAAGGGTCTCGCCGCCGTCTCCACCATCATAGACGATAGAACCCTCACGGTTCAGCAGCTGGCCATCTGCGGTCAGGACGATCACGCCGGCTTCAAAGCCGTCAAAGTTGGGGTTGCGCTCGGCCATCTGCAGATAACAGTTCTTGCCCAGCACGATGGTGCTGGCGGTGTCCTCGTTCTTGTTGTCGTAGTGGATCAGATAGGCTTCCTTGGTGAAGGGGTTCAGCTTGTACTGCTTGCAGGTCTCCAGAAAGATTTTGCATTCAGCATCGGTGGCTTTGTCGCAAATAAAACGCCGTACTTCGTCAAAACTGACGACGAGGTGCTGGCCATCGGCAGCAGTGATCTCCACCGGAACGGACGGGGATGCGGCCTGCATAGCAGTGCTGCCTGCACGGTTGGCGTTCTGGACGGAACGGTTTGCCAGAGCCTGTGCATTGGAAACGGACGAAGTAGGCGCGGGTGCGCCGGAACGAGTAAGTGCCATAAGTAAATACCTCCAAAATTATTTGATAGAACCATAGCGGAAACCGCGCTCTGCGGCTCCCTGCTTGAACCATGCGATATCCTCGCGGGTGAACTCCACCCAGAAACGATACTGCTTGCGGGCAGGGAGTTCCGGCTGTGCAGGTGCTGCAAAGCGCTGCAGCACTTCACAGTCCAGCCGACCGGAAGCGGTGATAAAGGCGTTGCTCTGGGCGCTCTGTTCAGCTTCCGCCTTGAGCTGACGCTCTTCCTCGGTGGGAGGGATGATCACCGGTGCGGCTGCGCGGGCACGTTCTGCGGCCTGCCTTTCTGCTTCTGCGCGGCGCAGCTTTTCCCGGTTGTCCTGCAGGCGCAGGTGTTCGGCAAGTGCGGCGTTCAGATCCAGCACACGAAGATATCCCAGCTTGCAGGCTTCAGCATCTTCGCCGCAGGTGTCCTGAATGATTTTCAACTCTTTCCGCCGTGTTTCAACATCCCGGCGCAGCTCCCGGCTGGCCTTTGCCAGATCATAGGTTTTGTTCAGCCACTGGGGCACAAGCAGGCGGTCAAAGGGGATAAGCTCCCGCAGTTCTCCGATGCAGTCGGCATAGACAGCCCGCAGCGCATCCTGCTTATCCTGCCTCTCGGCTTTCTCCACAGCCTTGACCTGCTGGTCAATGGCACCGGAGACAGCCTTGCACTGACCCTGCATCTTCTTGGCACTCTGCAAGAACTCTTCCAACGGCTTCATGTAAAAAGCCTTGGCGCTGCGGGCGGCATCGCTGAGCTGCTTGTCCAGCTTGTTCACGGCGGCGCGGTCGGCCTTGGCATCCTTGATGGTTTCCGGGGTGTACACCCGCCCGGTGTAGGCGGCCAGCATTTCGGTCAGGTTCTGCTGCACCTCGGTCTCGTTCCACCGGATCGCGGGGAGTTCCGGGTGCTCCACCCGGACGGTCAATTCATTCGTCATTTTCGGGATCCTCCTGTTCGCGTGGCAAAAAGTAATAGTTGTCGGGCGGCTCAAGCGGCGGGCCGTAGCCGTCCAGTGCAAGATCATACATCGGGTTCATCAGCTGCACCTCCGTCATAATCTGCGGGCTGACGGCAGAGCAGGGAAGCTTCTTCCATGATGCTGTTCAGTGCGCCGCACAAGGTCTGGAAGGTGCTCTCCAGATCTTCACCGGTCAGGCGGGAATAGCTGCCTTTGCAGGTGTCCCATGCCGAACGGAACAGGCTGGCGCAATAGTTGGCGGTCTCAAAATCAGCCTGTGTATTGTCATTGGCGCGGGCTTGGAGTGTGGCCAGCTGTTTGCGCAGGGCAGTGTTATCCTTGGCAAGTTCAGAATTCCGGGCATCTGCAAGGCCCCAGGCCTTTTCTGCTGCCAGACGGTCCAGCTCTTCCTCATCCCACTGGTGAGCCAGAGCTTTGGCCCGCCGGTCTACCTCTTCCTCATCCACCACGGCAGCGATGGGCTGCTTTTTCAGGGCCGCATTTTCTTCTTGCAGCTTATCCGCCCGGAGCTTTGCCGCTTCGGCCACCTGCCGGGAGCCGGAAAGCTGATTCTCAGCATCCTTGGCCCGGGCTTCGGCCTTGCTCTGCATCTTCCATGCTTCCTCTTCGCGGGCCTCGGCAGAGTCGGCGCGCTCTTTCAGCTGGGCGTTCTGCTCTTTCAGGCCGCTGATGTCGGCAAGAGCGGATTCGTAGCGGCTTTCTGCTTCTTCCCGCCTTTCCGCGTCCTTAGAGGTCTGGGCTTCGGCGCTTTTTACCAGCTCCTTGAAATAGGCATTTTCCTTGCGGGCGTTCTGAGCGGACTTCTCGGCGGCGTCGGCGCGGTCTTTTTCGGCTTTGAGTTGGGCCATAAGCTCCTGATACTCTTTGTAAGTAGTGATGTCACCGGTAAAAACGGCTTGCTTGACCACCTCCGGGGTGCTTGGCTTGGCCGCTGCATACAGCAGCTTCAGGGGCTGAACGTCCAGAATGGACTTGCCTTCCAGCTGGATGTTGCCGAACTGTTCGGCAACTCTCACCATGTTGTCACCGGTGTCCCGGCTGATACCGACAGCGGTGCACCACTTGCCCCAGCTGCCCTGATAGTGGTTTACGGTCAGATCGTGGGCGTGCTTTGTGGCCATAATGCGGGCCATATTGCCGGTGATGAAGGTCTGCGCATCCTGCAAAAGCAGGGCGTTTGTCTGGTCGTCTGCACCAAAGTCAAAGGTGGGCGCGGCGGGATTACTCAAAGAGCTGCCGGAGGTGGCGGATAGTGCAGCATTCTTTCCGGTTGCATTGCCCGGAGCATCGGAGCCGCTGGCAGCATCTGCCGTCTCCGTCGTAGGGCTTGACCCCTCCGGCGCTGTCGGGGATGCCGCAGTTTGACTTTCCGCAGCAGTGGCAGCATCCAAACACTGCGTGGATGGGGTAGGGTGTTCTTCCATCGGTTCGATGGGGGCGTTCTTGCAGGGCTTGGCATTTTCCAACGCGTCCAGCATTGCGCAGTCGATTTCGTACTCATCCAACGGGGCGAACTCCGCGCCGTTAGACAGGAATTCCTGCGGGGTCAGCTTCTTGTCTGCTGCCTTGGCCCGCTCGAATTTCTGCGTCATGAGGTGGCTTTCTTTCCAAATGCTGCCGTCCCAGCGCCAGAACCGGCCACGGTAATAGGCATAAACCGTCTCGTTGGAAAGCTTGGAGCTGATGGTGTAGTCCGTCATACCCGCACCTCCGTGTCCTTGAGGCGGTCCAGCAGTTCGGCCTGCAGAGCCTTGTTCAGCGGCACGATGCTGTTGCCCTTCCAGCCATAGCAGAGGATGGGGCCGTAAAGCTGACGGCCCCGGTACGTCCGGTTCAGCAGGCTGGCGGGCTGGATGGGGCCATCGTACCGGCCCACGAACAGCACCGCCGGGGTGCGGGGCAGTACGATCATCTCACTGCGGGTGCCCAGCCGGTTCTCAATGGCCCACAGGCTGTCCGGCAGGGTGGTGACTACCGGCTCTTTGCCCGGTTCGATCAAAATTCCTTTCATTGTAAAACCTCCGATTTTGTGATATCATCGGGGTGATGGGGAGTAGTGAATCCATCATCCCTTGCAGCTCGTCGGTGTTGGCGCACCGGCGGGCTTTTTTCGTATAGTGCGTACCGGCGGCAGGCTGTCCACCTCGCTGCGGTCGATACGTTCCCGCGCAAATGTGTACTTGTAAGTTCGATGGCTGCCGCTGAGCCCATGGCTGACGGCAGACGCAAAGCTGTTCGCGCTCTTGTAGCCCAGCCGCCGGGCACACATCTCGGACGTGCCGGATGCCAGCAGATCGCCGGTCTTTGCGTCCCAGACGGTGTACCACATGACGCGGGCAGGTTTTTCATTATGCGCCCTGTAATCCCTGCAATATTGGTTGTGGCGCTCTCTGCGGCAGGAAGCGCAAAAGCGCAGGTTGCCAGCAACATTTTCCATCACCTTGCCGCAGTCCAAACAAACGCGGGTAAAGTGCTTTCCTTTATTCATGGGTGGTGTCAGCCCGCCTTCCTGCCGCTCTTCACGGTGTTGCGGGGCTGCTGGTGCACCTTGCGGCGGCGTTTCTCACGTGCTTCGGCGGCAAAGCCCAGCAGCATGAAGAAGATCGCCAGCAGGATCAGCACCATGGCCGTGATGAACGCGCCGTCCGAGACGGTGCCCAGTGTCTGGGCAGTGCCCTCAACGCCTATGCCGTACAGCAGGCCCACCACGAAGCAGGCCATTGCCAGCCAGTACCATACGCCGGATTTGATTCTCATGCGGTTTCATCCTCCTTGCCCACTTCCGGGAAGAAAAGCTCCCCGATCTCATTCTGCCGGATACCCAGCAGCTCGCACATTGCAGTGATCTCCGTGCTTGTCCACGGGTTGTGCCCCTGCATCCTGCCGCTCATGGTGTCCCGGCCAATGCCGATGTACTCGGCCACTTCCTGATCGCGGTAGCCGCAGCTGTGGAACCGTCCCCGCAGCTTCCAGTATGGGATCTGCTTGAAAGTGCCGCGAATGGTTGATGCGTTCAACATTTTATTCCTCCTTCTTCTCGGCCGGCAGCCCATCCAGCAGGCTGTCCATCAGGGCGGCGTAGAACGGGTAGCCTTTGGCAACGATGGTCAGGCTGTCAATGGCGTTGGTAAGGAAGCTCTGGGAGCCGCGCACCACGTTCTCCATGGTGCGCACCGTGTCGCAATGCTGGCCGTAAATGGCCTTGAACTCGCCGCACAGGGCCTTGACCTGCATATACTTGGCCTTGCTGTCCTCGCGGTTCTTGCGGCACTCGTCCAGAAAAGCGGTGTTCTCGTCCAGCTTCTTCCGGGCTTCGATCACCCGGTCGATGGCGTTCTGGATGTTGGCATCCTGCACGGCCCGCTGCTCTTTGTGCTGTGCGGCCAGCTGCTTCTCCATTGCATTGAACGCGGCAATGTACTTCAGCTTCCACTGCACGGCTTCCTTGCCGGTAAAGCCCATGGCCAGCAGCGAAAAGCCGTCCCGGTTCATCAGGTACATGGGGTACTTCTGGTGGTTCTGAGGGTGGGTGTACTCGGATTTGAAGAACATCTGGGTCACAGCTGAATTTTCAGCGCTCTGGGGCACAGCGCAATTTTGCGCTGTGATATCTTTGGGGGTCTGCGCAATTTTGCGCACCCCCTCCAGAATGTCCTCGATTGCGCGAAGAACATCTCGGTGGTTCTTCCCGAAGCGCTTAGCGACTTCCCGGCTGGATGCCACCGGTTCGCCGTTCTGGGTGGATAAGATGATGTCGTTCATGGTGAAGATGTACCTCCTTGTGGGTGGCTTCCTTCTGCGGTAGAATAAAGGGGCAGAAGGGAGGTGATAAAATGCAAAATTTTTACGAGTTGAGCTCTGCAGCTCAGACGGCAGCATACCAGCTGTCAGAACTCAGCAATTATGTGTCCGAAGCAGCGAAAATGGCGGATTCTGTTCGCATGGTGAGCAACCAGATGAAATCGATTTACCAAACCGCAGAATGGAACAACATGGCGTACCGCTTGGCGAAAGATGCCAGATTATGTGTGCCAGAGTATCAACTATCCAATCTCGCCAAGAATCTGGCTGGTCAGGCCAGAGCAGATCTCAATTTCACCAATCAGATTTCGGCGCTCTACGGATCGGCAATGGAAAGTCCCGCTTTCCGGTTATCGACAGAAATGCTGAATTCCAATGTGCTAAATCTCACCACCGCACTCCGAACAAGCAACATTACAAATCTTTACTCAAATGCTGCGGCTTTTGCGGATCAGTTAGACTCGATATGGAGCGAAAGTACTTACAGCGAAAAAGAATCCGAAACCGTGCCGCTGGCAAGTACTCAAGCTGTTCTGGATGAAGTCGAACCACTTCTACCTACAGAGGCGGTTGAAACTATCAACGCCAAAATCGCCGAAGTAAAAACTCCGGATAATGCAATCCCCCAAAAAGACTGGGTTGGAATTATCAGCATCATCGTTACAATTCTTCTGTTTTTGGCAGGTCAGGCATTGTCCAGCGAACATGACAAAAAGGAAGAATCTTCATGGTCTGCAACGGCAGAATATCAACAGGAAATGCTCGAAATACAGCGAGAGGAAGCAGAAAGGTCAGAAAACTTCAGACAGCGCACGGAGGAGCATTTCAAAATCGTTGAGGATACGAATGAGCGAATCGCCGAGGCTTTGGAGATGCTCGCCAACCAGAGCGTTGAATTGGATGATCGAGGTCAAAGTGTCCTCGATTCGGATGATTCTCAAGATGATGCAGAGGATCAAGATTCCATACAGGCCGCTCAGCAGGAACAAGCCGATGCTGAGGATTGACCTGCTCCGTTTAAGCTCCTGAACTTCCTTTTCTATCTTCGCCCAGCGTTCCGGTTCCAGCGGTTCGCCGGGCTTTTTGTTATTGTTCATGTGGTTCACCTCCTTGTGTGCACCTCGCTCCTGCGGTATACTGGGGCGGAAGGGAGATGCTGAAATGCCTGAAACAAAATTTAGATGTCCGTATTGCGGGGGTGAATTCATCGAGAAAAGCGATAATACAAAACTCCGAACGATTGATTTCGGCCGAGATGCGGACGAATTAGCGGTAACTGGCTACATATGGCTTAATCATGGAATCCAAGCCCGCTACCACTGCTGCCCGGCGTGTGAAGGATATTCCGTTCAAATCACCGGATTCGACAATGCTTTCTCGTTGACGTATCCTCCGTATACGGGAATAGTTCTGCCGGATTATATCCCGGAACCCATCAAAACAGACTATCTAGAAGCTTGTGCTATTCTGGATGCTAGTCCAAGGGCGGCTGCTACGTTGGCTCGCCGCTGTTTGCAGGGTATGATTCGGGACTATTGGAGAGTTAAAGCGGGAAACCTTGCGAGCGAGATCGATTTAATCAAAGATAAAATTTCAGTCGACGAGTATCGCGTCCTCAACGGTATTCGCCGCTTAGGAAATATTGGCGCTCACATGGAGAAAGATGTAAATCTGATCGTTGATATCGACCCCGGCGAGGCTCAGAAGCTCGTTAAGGTTCTGGAATTGCTTCTCAAAGATTGGTACATTGCCCGGCATGACCGCAACGAACTGTATCAAGAAATTTTTGAGATAGATCAGGATAAGCAGGAACAGCGTCGTTCATCTTGAACAATCATCACTCTTGGTAAAATCCGGAATCTCGTAGCATCCGAAATGGCCAATCTGCAAAGATACGTTGATGCAATTGTTTGACAGGTGATGTTCTATGACTTTTACGTCGTTGCGCTTTACCAGTTCTTTCAAAAGCTGTCCGGTCGAAAGGTCGCTTAGATTCTGCTCCATTTCGAGAGAGCCTGGTTTCGCCAACAGCTTTCCGTCCAGAGTCCAGTACTGGTGAACTTCATAGACCGGATTCGCATCCGTGCCATCTCCCGCCAGAGTGACAGTCTCAATGACTTGAATCACTCTGGCGGATTTTGTTTTTTGAAGATTAGACTTTTTCATGCTCTTCACCTCCTATTGAATGAGCTTGTGCACAATATGTACTCATTCTGCGAAAAAAATTTCTTCGACGCTCTGGCCGAAGTACTGAGCGATGCGCTTTTTGATCTGGTCGCGGGGAATGCGTTCGCCACGCTCATACATAAAAAGCGCCGAAGTGCTGATCCCAAGCGCATCAGCAACGGTTTTTGCGTCCATTTCGCCGCGCAACGCGCGCAGCTTGTGGCCGATGGTCTTACCGTCCATCTGATTGGGTCACCTCCTTTCTGCGCACTTATTGTACTCAAAACCGAAAAATAAATCTATTCGCAGAGTGCACAAAATGTGTGCAAAAGAATAGTGCACATTTTGTGCTTGAACTTGCGCACGATATGTGCTATTATTTGATTGTAATAATATAGGGAGGTGGCCTGATGGCAACTTTTGCAGAGCGGCTAAAATCGCTGCGCCGTGAAAAAGGCTGGTCACAGCAACGGCTTGCGGATGAGCTAGATTTGTCCAAGAGTAGTGTAAACATGTATGAACGTGGGGAGCGGGAACCAGGGTTTGAAACTATGGAGGCAATCGCTGACCTGTTTAATGTGGATATGAATTATCTGTACGGACGTACAGATATTAAGATTGCTGACCCGATTGTACTAGTGCCCAAGAAGCCTACCATCCCCCCGGGCTTTGAGCCGATGCCAAAGATGAAGAAGATCCCGCTGATCGGCAGCATTGCCTGTGGGGAACCCATCACGGCAGAGCAGAACATTGAAAAAATGGTGGATGTGCCGGAGAACATCCGGTGCGATTTTTCCCTGACCTGCCACGGTGACAGCATGGTGGATGCCGGCATTCACGATAAAGACGTGGTGTATATCCGCATCCAGCCGGAGGTTGAAAACGGCGAGATTGCCGCAGTGCGCATTGACGGCGAAGCTACCCTCAAGCGGGTATATTACAACCCCGGCACGCTGACCCTGATGCCCGCAAACCCGGCCTATGCGCCCATGGTTTATACCGGCTCCCAACTGGAAGAGGTGCACATTGAGGGCAAAGCCGTAGGTTGGACGCACTGGGTAGGGTAATTTTGGATTATCGGAGTCATTCCAGTCTATATAGCGAAGGAGTGTTATGTATGAAGAAAACTATGAAAAAGACCGCTGCAGCGCTGTGCATTGCCGCAACGCTTGTATCTGTGGCAGCGCCGGCAATGGCTGTCAGCCCAGCAGAATATATGAGCACAGCCGCTCTTGAAGAATGCAATACTGCGACGGTAGCGCAGGTGGAAAGCCTGATCAACCAAATCGGAACCGTCACGACTGCCCGCCGCCCGGCAATTGTGGCTGCTGTAAATGCTTATAACGAATTGGACGATGCAAGCAAGGCGCAGGTCAGTAACTTTGCGGTGTTGGCAGAAGCCCAGCAGGTGCTTGGACTGAAAGACGCTCTTGCAAAGCTGAAAATCAGTTATGATAAGGTCGAGGACGCAAGAAGCTATGTGTCACCCACGGAAGACCGACTGAGCAATCAAGGCAAAAGCTATATACTGCCCTTCTTTGTAAATGGCAGCACCAATGATCCGTCAATGTTTTTCATGGTTCTGTGTAGCGGCAACAAATATGTGTACTTGGACACGATTACGATTCGCGCGGGCGAGTATAAATATACCTACACGATTGATTGGACGGATGTGGATCGTGGCTATGATGGAAAGCAGTACTGGGAACTGACATCTTTTATGGGCGATGATGAAGATATCCAGTGGTTTAAGAATATTTTGAGCGCTGATGAAATCATTATCCGATACAGCGGCGATGGTGGCAGCATCGACCACACAGTCACCCCCGAAGAGCGTCAGGCAATTACGGATGTCTTGAACGCATATGATCTGTTCAAGGCAGCAAGCCCGACTGTGCGCGCAAAGGCTTTGAATAACTGATGTAAACTAAACAAAAACTCCCCCGGCGCGCCAACGCCGGAAGAATCAACAAGAATACAGGAGGACAAAATCATGGGCTTTATGGATACTTTACAGAAAGAATCTTCTTACTCTACCGCATCCGGTAATTCGTACCAGTACGTGGTCCTTCAAGTCACACTGAAGGAAAAGTTCATCGGCACCGGCTCTGGAAACCTGACTGAGCTGGAGAATGTCATTAACCAGCAGGCCGCCAAAGGCTATCGGCTCCATACTATAACCACCGCCAACGGCGGCAGTAAGGGACTGATGGGCGGTGACCGCATTCAGGCTACAATGGTTTTTGAAAAGGTGAACTGATATAAGGACGAAAGAAAACGCCCCCCCAGTCAGACGTTGACCGCCTGATGGAGGGCTTGAATGCCGAAAGTATACGGAAGCTGAGAGAATATGCAGAGCTGCTCCTGCTTGGGCAGGAAAAAGAAGAAAAGAAACCTTAAAGCGCAGACATCCTACTATAATAATAGTGTAAAAATGTATAAAAGTGTTGTAAATATCACTTATAAGTGATATAATAGTATAGGCGCAGACAGGATGTGGTCAATCTGAACGACGTATTGTTTCAAATGCTGCTAGAAGATCTTTTTGAAAGATATGGCAGCATGCTTTCTATTCACCAGCTTTTTATACCAGAACTTGTTCTCCTTTTGAGAAGAGGCGGAATTGAGCAACAGTTCATGTCAAGGCTCTCTGATAATCTTGCAAAACTCCGGGATTATGGAGATGTTTGTATTCGCAAGAAAAAATCAAACATGGAATATCTTGTCGGACAATCTCCTTTGTGTTCCATGCGCTTTTTACTTCCGGGTTCAAACATACGTGTTCTATTTGTCTATCAGAATGAAATGGTTTACCTTCTAACCGCTTTTCATGAGCGCGCAGGGCATCAAAACACCGCTTATCCCAAATATACTCCTATTGCAAAGCAGCGCTTTAATGAACTTAAAAAGGGGGACTGATTATGTCTTGCAGAGCAACTTTATCTGATTTAATCAAAGCCATTACCCAAAACATGTCCGCTGCTGAGATGGCAAAAGCCGCAATAAATATTCAAATCCAGCAGATGATTCACGATACCCGCATGGAGAAAGGCTGGACACAAAAAGACCTTGCTGAAAAGATGGGGGTAAAGCAGAGCCTTGTTTCCCGCTGGGAGAGCGGAGAATGCAATTATACCATCAACACTTTGATTGACATTGCCGATGCTTTGGGGCTGTCGGTACAGTGCCCTTTGAAGCCCGATGAAAGAATCATGTCCACCGAACCTGAAAATGTGAAGTCTGATGCTGCAAACAACACAGCTTTTAAAACGCCTGACTTTTCTTCGTCAAGGTTGATTCGGTTCCCTGAAACACCTAAAAAGCCAACCGGAGGTGCACACAATGGATGCAAAGCAGTTTGAAGCTGACATTCAGTATCTTGGAAGCTTTCTTACGGAATGCTCTTTTGATAATAATATCATTGATGCTGTGTCGCAGTGTGAATTAACGCATCAGCTCTCCGTTTCTATCAGTGAGCAAGTTCCAATTGATGATCCTTCTAAGAAGGCTGCTTATGTCAGGCTCATTCTTGACGGCGTTTATTCATTGCAGGATGGCTCAGAAGCTTCCTGCAAGTATCACATGGTTATACACGGCAAGTTTATGATTGATAAGAGCGTACCTGACGAAGATTTTGAAACAAAATTGTGGTTCAACGGCTCTGCAGCGGTGTATGGCATTGCCCGTTCAAAAATGGAGGTTATGTCCTCTATGGTTCTTAATCATGGAAAAATCGAGCTTCCAATGGTCAATATGTACGAACTGCTCAAAGCTCAGTTTGAAAAAGAAAACAAAAGTTAATCCTCGTTCTATGTTTATCCTCCGGGAATGACGGGGTGCCATGTGGCGTAGAATATCATTCACTTGTAAGAGCGGGGTTTGCTGAATGCAGATCCCGTTCTTTGTTCGCTATTAAAGCAAAAGCCCATCGGCAAAGCCGAAGGGCCAATGTATAAAGGAACCGTTTCAATCAGTCCCTTCATGTGCGAGCTGGGTTCTTCGCAGCGCGGCAGCGTATACTTCCAGCTTTTTGCGGTTATCCTCTGAGAGAGTTCTGTACGCCTTTTCAATGTATCGCTCGTCCTCCTCAACACCCGGGGTGTTTCCGAGAACAGCCGTTTTATCCTGCATCTGCGTGTTACCTCCATGGTTCCATTTTTTGTTTTGTTGACCTCGCCAAAGCTCACAAAACAACTGCTCACAACCATATGTTACATCAAACGGTTGTTGCTGTCAACAAATATCAAAAAATTTGATGCTTTTGCAATTTCAACCGAAAGGAGCAGAACGATGAAAAAGAGAACGAACACAGCGTTTTGGGTCGAAAAGGAAAAGCGCTGGTGCATCGCAGTTCAGAAGAACGGCACCCGCAAACGGTTTTACAGCAGCACGCCTGGCCGCACCGGCCAGCGGGAAGCCAACGCAAAGGCCGATGCCTGGCTTGACGATAGCATCAGAGACGGAAAAAAGAAGGTAGCTGCCCTCTATGCCCAGTGGGTAGAAGAACTGAAGCTGACTTGCGGGACATCCTATGTGACACAATGCCAGCGTTACGGGGACTGCTATATCCTGCCGACCTGTGGGAATATCCGCATTGACGAGTTAACAGAGGGCGATCTTCAAAAGGCCATTGACGTTTCGTTCCGGAAGCGCTCACAGAAAAAGAACCAGCGCAAGCCCATCTCAAACCAGCCGTTGAGCCGAAAGACGCTTATGACGATCCGGGCTGCGGAAACCGCCTTTGTCAAGTGGTGCCGAAGGAACAAGTACACGACACTCTACCCCGACCTGTCTATCCCGAAGAATGCCAGGATGGGGAAACGCACAATTCTTCAGCCCACCGCTCTGAAGGTGCTGTTTAGCGTAGACACCCGCACCTACTATGGAAAGCTGGTATTTGATGAATATATCTACGCCTACCGCTTTGCAGTTGCGACCGGCCTTCGTCCCGGAGAGCTGATTGGCTTATGGTATGGAGACATCAAAGGGAACACGGTCAACCTTCGGCGCAGCATCAACGTACACCGGGAACAGACGACCGGAAAAAACGAAAACGCAATCCGCTCTTTTGACATGGGCAAGGAAGCTCGCGAGGCATACGAGGCACAGGTGCAGCTTCTGAAGGCTCAAGGTATGCTTCTGAACTACAATACCCCGCTGTTTCAGATCCCGTCAGAACACGCGCTCTATCGCCGCTGGGAATCCTATCAGGAAGCAAACGGGCTTGAGCCGAAAGTTTCACTTTACGAGCTGCGGCACACCTTTGTCAGTGTTGAATCCAGCGTCCTGACTGACAGCCAGCTGAAGATGCTCGTGGGTCATAGCAAGAACATGGACACTGCCGGAGTGTATCGGCACGAGCTTGACGGTCAGAGGGAAGATCTTGCTGCCGCTACCACCGCGGCATTCAAAAAGGCACAGGCCTGA